CCCGGAAAACGTTTCACCGCGATAGCTTACGCGACCAGACGGTGTTCTTTTAACGTTCTTCGTAGTAGCCATTACTCGTAGAACATGTCCGCTTCTAATAAATTAGACATTAAAAAGTAAGTGCCTAACTTAGTGACGATGCCCTCGTTTGGAATAGTAAAGACGTTTGCGAAAGAATCTCCTGCCGCGACGCCTTTACACATCAACCACCGCTTTGGGTTCGGTTGATTTGGGCCGCTATTCGCAACGTAGTTGCAAGCTGGCGTACCCGTAATTGTGTCAGAGTTCAGCATTGGGACTGTGAACGTGTCGGCATCCACCACGGTGATCGAGTAATTCCCAGAGCACGCTGTTCCGCCAGTACCTGTTGCAAAGCAAATTCCGACAACATCTCCGGTAGCCAAACCGTGATCGGTATCGGTGACTGTCACCGTTGTCCCGGATTGAGCATAGGTTCCGGCCACAGGAGCCGTATCTGTATCGTAAACCGTGAACTTCCCTTCGCTAGCCGTGCCTATCAAAGAAAACTCTTTGAGACGGTGCGGACCAAGAACGGCGAAGCCGCTTTCACGCTTACTAACTTGAAAGACTTGAGACAAGCTATTCATAATTAGTCATCCTTCTTAGCCGCAGGCTTTTTGGCCGCCGGTTTTTTGGCCGCCGGTTTTTTCGGCTTCGCACTTACTCGGCGAGCAAGTTCCTCGGCGCTAGCTGGAACCAGTTTGATTAAAGACATAGCTCACCCCTTATTCGGCCGCGATGGCTGTGCCCGCAGGAGAAATCCAGTCTGTGTCATCAGATACTGCCAAACAAGGCGCACCCGCCAAACCGTCAGAAACGTAGATGATTGTGCCCGCTAGACCAGTAGCGGCAGGAGCGGTCGCAACTGTATAAGTTGGAACTTGAACCAAGCCAACAACGTCACCTGTTACGTCACCTGTAAAACCGCCAGTAGATACAACTGGACCTGAGAAAGTAGTAGTCGCCATTAGATTGTCCTCACATGCGAGTTTAGTGCGCCTGTCTGCATGTCGTCTGCTAGGTCAGTCCGACGCACCGTTTTCCTAGTTAAATCAATCTTACAGACAAAAAAAGAGGGCGTCTAGCGCCCTCTTTTTCATGTAACTTAAAAGCTACATTATGCCGCTCCGGGTGTACCGAAGACAGCGCGCCAATCAGAGACGCCGAAGCTGTAACGCTCACGGGCCTTGAACCGCATGTTTCCAGTGTCAAAGTCACCTTCCATTGCAGTCTTGATTGGTGAACGGTTGAAGTATTTGAAACCGTTCGGTGCGTCAGTCATAACGAAGAACGCGTCAGTGTCAGTCAAGAAATGGTTGACTACTGCCCCTTCAGGCAACATTCCCATGTTCTTCATTGCATTGGCGTCGTTATCCGCTGTTCCCGGACGCAAGTTGGAGTTCAATACACGCTCCGCGACAAACTGAAGTTCCTTCGGAATGATCAGCTTAGTGCCACGAACTGCGATCTTGAGTCCACGCTCGTCAGTCAAGCCAGCGATGTCGATCAGTGCTTGCTCAAGAGAAGTCTCGTTGAGGTCAGCCGCGACAGACAACTGGTTGCGCTGGTTGCCAGACAGTGAAGGGTGCGCCGATGAACACAATGCCGCGCCGTCACCTACAGGTGAACCAGTGCTAAACGCATTGTTGAGGATCGAAGCCGCCTTGATCTGCTTGGTTTGAGCCATTGAGCGAGCAAGTGCTTTCGTGTAACGAGACGCCAGACGATCATACAGATTGTCCTCGATGGCTTCCTCAGTAATAGAGAACGCCAGAGCGATTGTCTCGTGAGTGTAACGTGCAGTGTACGTCTCTTGTGCATCGTCAAATGTGATGGCAGAACCTTCACCCTTGACTGGTGCAGTTGAGAAACCACCCAACATTACTTCTTCTTCAAACGCGCGATCTGAAGATTCTTCTGTGAAGATTTCAGCGTGCTCGTTTTCGTAACGGTTGTATTCCATCCCGAACAGGGCATTAAGGCCCGGTTCAAGCTCTTTCGCTAACTGTGCGCGAGAGATTGCCATAACCCTTCTCCTTAAATACCTGTTGAGTCAGCAGTAGTCTGCGAAGCAGAAGCTGAAGCTGGCGAGTTGTAATGGAAATTAAAGCGAACAACAAAGTTCACACCTGCCGCGTCGTAGTCGTTGTTTGCAACGTCATCGACGATGCCAACGATACGCATAGCAAGAGTGGCTGTTGTATCCGCCGTGCTAATGTCTAACTGTGCAGTAGAACGACCAGTCGCTGTAGAACCAGAAGTTGCTGTCGCCAGTGAACAGTTCGCAAATACGTCTGCTTGTGCAGTCGCTTTGTCAGTTACTGATTCATCTGCCGCTACACGGTAGAGTTGCATTGGATTGTCCGCAACCATCGCTTTAACGGGATAGTTTGTATCCACGCTTACGTCGTTGGCACCGGGCCAGTAGTTTTTGAAGACTGTCTTCTTAGTAGAAGAGTCAACGTATTCTACACCCATCAGGACGCCGAGGAATGGAACCGTTCCGCCATTTGCATTACCAACAATGTCGATAAACCCAGTTGACAACGGAATAACCGGTGAAAACTGATAAATAGCGTTAGTGTTCGCCGCCGCAATCTCATACTGAGTTACACCAGTAGAGTTTGTTGCGCCTCCATTCAACCCGATAGGACGTAGACCAAAAGAAGTATCTTGGTTTGCCATGAGGCTATCTCCTAATCAGGGTGACCCCTATTTGTTACGAGGGCCACCAAAAGTTACACGTTGTTGCCGATCAGGGTTACTGATCCGCATTGTCGAGTGTTGATTCTCTCGCATCATATCGTGATCCACAGCTTGCATCTGATCGTGATTGCGCTGACTAAAATAGGCAGTACGCTCTTCCACAGTTTCTTCTGGGATCCTTGCAAGGATCAACCCGCCAACGCCGAACACACCTTCATATTTACCTGAGTCGATCACCGGTGCTTCAAAGTCCGGGTATTCGTCCGCACGGACCAATTCCCATCCTTCTCGTAGCTTTGCACTGATATTCTTGCGGTCATCAAAACCGCGAGTCTCAGCGCGAATCCACCGATGTTTAAATCCATCTGGTGCAGGTGGTGCGTCTAACATAGACGGCGGAGCCCACGGCTTACGCTGTGCCGTTTTCTCTCTAGTTTCATTTGCGCGGGAAGCCCGGCTTCCATTCTTCATGTCTTCAGCCATTTTATTGCTCCCTAACGTATTTCGCGTATTCTTCAAGTGGCACTCCGAGTTTTTTAGCCATAGTGACTTGGGTCTTGGAGAGTCGGACCTTTCCTGTGCGCCCAGTTGCTTTTCCGCGGGATACTGAAGCTACCGTCTGAGCGGGACGGCGGGCTCCACCCGAATTCCTGAACTTATGGGGGAACTCGTCCGCCATACGTCTGTCAAGCTCATTGTAGTAATCATCTGACTGCGGGTCAAATCCTTCCTTTTCAACGAGTTTTTTGTGAATTCCAAAAGCGGCATAAGTCATTGCTTCATCTGAACCAAACCAGTCGTTCCGGTCTGCCCAGTCTTCTGCCTTTGGATCAGGACGACGCGGTTGCTGTGCAGGCATTGGCTGTTGAACCTGTGCCTGCGCTTGTGCCGCCGTTTGTTGAGCATACCGCTCTTGTTGAATCTTCGCCTGACGTGCTCGGTCGCTTTCAATAGCTAACGATGTAATTTTGCGCTGTGCTTCAATTACGCCGTTGGTATCGCCCATCTCAATTGCGCGAGCAAGGTCTTGTTCGGCAGATTGGGTTTGCGTTTCGATACGCCCGCTATATTCATTAACGTAGTTATCACTGAGGCTATTCATGCGCTGACGGATTTGCTCGGCTTCTTGTTGCACCTGTTGTGCATACCGAATTGCTTCCTCACGCTCACGCTCGGCAGAGCGCATTTTCTTGGTTAAGCGGTCAATGCGCTTTTGTGTCGCATTCGTTGCTCTATCAAAATTGTCTTCTTCGTCAGCATCTGACGCACCAAAAGACTGTGTCTGCTCGCCCGCTTCGGGGGACTCAAACTCAACCTCGGTTTCTTCTGCATCACCAACGTCTAATTCGACCTGATCGTCGTCTCTTTCTTCAGCCATCTCTTATTTCCTTAAAAGTGAAGAACGTCTTCTGGATTGCTAATGCGCGCCAGAATCTCGTCGTCGTTAAGAATTCGCACTTCGCCGCCATCAATGTTGAAACGCGAGCCAGAGTAACGGGCAAACATGACCCACTCTTTTTCCGCGCACCACGGGCCGCTAGGGAATTTGTCTTCGTCTTTGTATGCCAAAGGCCCGACTTTAAGCACATAGCCCACTTGCGTGGATACTTGCTGTTGCTCAAGGGTTTTGTCGGCCAAAAGGATTCCGCCTTCTGTTTTGCCCTGACCACGATAAGGAAGGATAAGAATACGCCACCCAGTAGGGGTCGGTAGTCTGTCTAAGAGATTTCCACCTATGCTTTCGGGATCGAGAAAAGTTCTGCGATCCTCTTTATACGCTTCTTCAAGCGTCGCGACTTGTTCAGTCATCCATATGCTCCTGTTTATCTAGCAGGCTCTTGAGTTCCTGTTCGACATGATTGAGGGCAGTCAGCATGCCCATCAATTCACGATAATGTTCCATCGTCTTAACTCCATCGTATTCGAGGCAGTCAGTGATGGCCTTCTTCTGATCACGGATAACCCGATACACAGCTTCAGATAAGTATATATCACTCATTCTCTTATATCACCGCATTTTATCTTAGATAGTCTTATATAATCCTATCATATCTTATATACGGCAAGAGTTTTTTAAAGGTTACGCATCCTTGTGACCAAGCGGTCTGCGCGGTTGGTGACCTGCTTGTACCAGCGAGAATCAACCATCTCGTCTGCGGCCTTGTTCCAGTCACGCGCATCGACGCCGGCTTTCATGCCTTTGAACTGGCTCAAACGTGGACGGCCCATGTTAAACATCATGTTGGCAATGATTAACTGGCATTCTTCTGGAAGATCGTCAAAGTCGTCATACAACCGCTGACACTCGTCTAAGGTGATCTGTACGTCTGACTCGAAAACTTCTGCTACACGCTCTTCTGAGATGGCTGTGCCTACTTCCTGACCATGCTCCGGATCGTCCTCTGTCACCAAGTGGCCAATACCAAATGTTGGCAGGCCGAGATGGTCTAAGTAGATTTCGTACTTAACGCCTTCGTCAATCTCTAGCTCGTTGCGTAGCTGTTCGGTGTTCATTTCTTACCTCGCATACTCATGATTTTGTCTGCACCCTTTACGCCAAAAGATGCGCTAACTGCAATAAATAACAGATATTGATACCACTCTGGAAGAGAATTTAAGGCTGTAAACGCCTCATTCATGCGATCAATGATTGCGGTGTCGTCCATCGCTACGCTGTAAGCTACGGCGATTAAAGGCGCACTCAAAATGAGGGAAAACCACTCATCCTTCCACGATGACTTCGTAGCGTCAGCCATTTTGGATTCCCAGTCGGCATCGTTTTGGATCTGATTGATCTTGCGTTGCTGAAGGGCTTTTTTCTCATCGGCTTTTCCTTTGAGAAACTCTTTGCCCAACTCCATTGCTGGGCCAAGTAACATGTTAAGCATCACTTCTTCTCCTGCGGCTTTTTGCCACATTTATCGCATTTCTGAACCGGCCGAAAAATAACCTTGGAGCCACATTCTGTGTGGTACATCCCTCCGATATAAACGTACCGACAAGTCTTCACTTAGCTAGCGTCTTTCTTCTTGGCACCTAATGCTGATGCGCCAAAAAAAGCGCTTACCAATACGGCAATTGATGCGAAATAAGTCGGAGCGATGTCGGCGATTAGTTGTGCGGCAGTACCCATAGCGAAGGCATCAGCAAGAAAAATCCCAAATGGATACAGTAGAAGACCAATAAGAGCAAACCAAGCCATCTTACGGATCGAGTCACGCTGGGCATCCTCGTCTTCCATCTTGCGGCGCATGTCTTCCAACATGATTCTGCGTTCTTGTTCATCCAGCACACCGTCGCCATTGAGGTCGTACTTTTGCATTTCTTCTGTCATATCAATATCTCCAACACATTGTTCTTCGTTTCTATGACTTGGGCATTCTTTCCGTATGTTATTGATTCTATTGTGTATTGATTCGAGAGCCTCTGCCAGTTTATATATGGAAGTTCTTTTGACTTCTGCTGGTACTCCGTAACCGGACACCATGCGTCGGGCTTCCTGTAAACGGGATGAAAAGGACTTATGAATAAGTCGCTCATCCACTACTTACCTTTAAGACTAATAATCCACAGTAATAAGGCCACGGCCCCGCCCACCACACCGAGAACAGCAATGCCAACAGCACCATACAAAAATCCATTCTGTATGGCTTTTTTTCTAGCCAATTTCTTAGCTTCTGCACGTTTACGCTCGTTTTCTCGGAGTTGCTTACGATTTGCGATGAATTTGCAGTAATCATCCCAGAGTCCTGCGCGTCCTGCATAGATGAACTGCTGTTTGACTTCAGCCTCATGACGTTTGATATCTTCTAACGCCCAGAACGCTTCCATATCGCCGTCCTTGGCCGCTTTCTCAATGTCATCTTTGGCATCTGCTAGTTTGGTTAGGTCTTTGCCCATTTCACCGACCGACGAAACGTGACCGGCAAACTCTTTGATTGCACCAATAGCCTCATTCGCTATCTTGATTGCGGCTATGGCTTCAAAGATCATAGCTAGAACACTCCTTTAAACCTCTGCGGTCGAGCAATCTTGCTAAAGCGGGGAACAACCCCGCCCTTGGCCGCTTTCATATCTAACTTTTCAGATTTTATCTTACCTGCGCTAGATAGTGCAATCGCAACGGCCTGTTTATGCTTATAACCTTCGTCCATCAGCTTGCTAATGTTGTCGCTGATGGTTTTCTGGCCAGAGCCTTTTTTGAGAGGCATTACATACAGCCTTTGTACGATCCGCCGCGTTTCGCCGCGCCCATACCACGAGCCGTACCGCCGGGTACGTCCATTGGTGCTTCCGGAAGTGTTTCTCCGCCCTTGTAAGGAATCTTACCCTGACCCTTGATTTCAGCGTAGTTCACAGCCTTCTGAGCCGCACCCGGAGTATTCGTAACGATTTTAACCTTCGACATTCTACTGTCCTCTCTGCTTGAGTAGTTCACGCTCACGACCAGCGTCGATCCGAGCCTGTGTTTGTGCGGCCTGCGCTTGCAACCGGTCGTAGAACTGGCGGTCACGCATCTGCAACGTCTGCTGATCCAATTGTAACTTAGCGGCATCCAACTGTGCATCCTGCTGTTCCGCCTGTGCCTTGAGTTGCAATTCCTGCTCCTTGAGTTGCACAACAGGATCTGGCCCTTGTCCGGATACTTGAGCAGACAACTGCTTAACCTGTTGCATCCCTTCTGCGATGTATTGAGCGACTAATCCCTCAAACTCTAGCATCCGCTGTTCAGGATTTGCCGCAGGTCCTTGTTGCGCGGTAATTTGCTCAAACTCAGCCGAAGCGCGCTCCCGAGCAGATATCTGAACGTGCTCCATGATGTGCTTCTGCAAAGCCATCGCCACAGGAGGCATACCAGCAACCATCGGCGTTGAACCAAAAACCATATGTGACATGATATGTGCTTGATGGTTTTGACCCTCGAAGGCTTCGAGTTTGGCCATGTCGAGTGCATCGATATTCTCCTGTGCAGGGTCCGTGGGCCGCGAGTCGTCTTCCGGAGCCGCCTTCATGATCCGATCCACATCCTTCACGCCTAACGCATCGTACATATCGCGGTAGACTTCATACATGTTGTGCAGTTCCGGAGCGGCTCCTGCCAACTGAAGTTTTGTCTGCGCTAATACAATCCGCTGTGCCTGACTGAATACGTTCGGATCAGAGACCGGAACCACGTCTACACGGTCATCAAAGTCTGTTGCCATGACGGCAGAGTCTTCGCCTTCCACAGAGTATGGATATTCTTGCGGTAAGCTTTCTGACATCACGCGCGCCAGAATCCTAAACTCAATCCGCATTGCATAATGCAGGCGCTTGTGGATAGCCGACATGACCCGCGAGCCTTGCTCCAGCATCGCGATTGTCGTGCCCACAGCGGCGTTCTGATTGCCGTCGCCTATCTTCATATCTGTAATGGTCGCGAACCGCTGTCCGGCCTCTACAACGAAGCCCAGAAGGTTGTATAGCGTTGGATCGGGGCCTTTGAACGGCAAAGGCATCAAACTGTCGCGAATTGCACCGCCGGGAGCGTCCACATCACGGAATTCACCGGGCTGGAGCGGGTCATCATCGTCCCTGATCCGTAGACCGCGTGCTTTGAAGCCTGCGGGCAGGTTCGAGAGCGTTCCTGCGTCGATCAACTGGCGAAGTGCAGAAGTTGCTGTGCGAGACAAGCCGCCAATGGTGTGAATCAAGCCCAAACCATAGAAACCAAAGCCCGGTAAGAACTTGTAATGCACAAAATACTGAATTTTCTTACGGAATTCGTCGTCTTCAGCGTAATTACGGCGTATTGCTAGGACTTCGCCAGTGTCATAACTTAAAGTGACGATGTAAGGGATCTTGATGCCGGTCAATTCGCCTTCGTCATCAATATCTTCGTAGCCTTCGAGGTCCAAATCGACGTGACACTCCAACAAGGTTGCGTCGTAATCAATCTGAGAGGCGGTTACGCCATCGATCCGGTTGATTTCGTCGGTGACAGAGTCGCTCTGACCCTCGCCCGGAGTGACAGGAACGTCCAAATAGAAGCCTGATACCTGTTGTTTCCGCAAATCGTTTAAAGACATCCGTACTACTTGCGAAATATTCGGGCAAGTATCGAGGTCAGAGGTCTCATAAGGCACAACAAGGTTTTCAGCAGGCACGAACTTGCTTACCGCGCGGTTCATGCCCTCATCAAAATATACTTTCTTGAAGGTAGAACCGGCTAAAGGTAAATAGAACAGCATCTGATCCATGTCAGGCGTGTAATCTTCCATCACGTTGGTGATGTAATAGTTCATGAACTGACGAACGCGCCGTGCCTGACCTTCTTTTTCCTTGGTCTTGTCGCCCATGACGGTAGTACGGACAGGGCCAGAAGCCGGTAATAGCTCGTTAAACGCCTGCGCTTGGAACTGCGTCGCCGCTTCGGCCAACAAAGGATGCGTTACGCCGCTTGATCCACGGAAGGGTTGCGTCCGCTCTTCGTAGTTGAAACCCAGTAGTTCCAAACCATCAGCATACGCGTCTTCCCACTCCTGCCGTGATGCCTTATTGGCATCAAACTCTTCCAAAAGTTGTGACGCAACACGCGCTAACTCGCGATCCGGTAGCTCTTCAGCAAGGTTGGCGTAGAAACCACCTTCTCCACCCATCTCGTCTTGCGGTTCAAAATCGACTTCAACCCCGCCATCGTCGGTTGGGGAGATTTCGATCTCGCCGATATCCTCGCCCTGAATCATCGCAAGGACATTGTTCTGGGAATCCGGAAGCTCGATTTCGATTTCCGCTTCTAAATCCTCAACATCGAGTTGGGAGGGTACATTTCTTTCAATAGCCATTCGTTGCTCCGGTCATATAAGGAACGTATTGCATAATACCATTGGACCGCGGTCCGCGGGTCATGTTCACTGCGCGGTCTTTCAGAGATACCACGCCGCCGTCCGCGTATCCCTTTATCGTAGATTGCCTAACAGACTGCTCAACAATGTTGAGTAAACGGTCATCCCCTATACGGGACATTGCTTCAGGGCCTATCTGATCTCGCAATACGTTAAAAACGTTTTTCATTACAGCAGATCGGCTTAACAAAGGTACCTCTTCGCGCAAACCGGCCTGCCCTTCATACCGCAATTTATCAAAAGCGTTCTTTTGATCTTCTAACGAACGGCGAACCGTGTCGCGCAGTAATGACGACTTCGGCGGCGCATCGGTGACACCGGGCTTGTCGGCGTACAAGAATAAGCCCGCCCGCTCTTCGGGGTCTTCCAAGCGTTGAACCACGTCATCCGAAAAAAGCTTGCCGATGACGCTATCAGAAATCATGTCGAGTTCTTCTGGACGCAGGGTTTCAGTTTCCATTTGAAACTCTGTCAGTTCCGTGGGCCGTGATACGGCAAACTCGGGAGGGCTAACAGGCTCCGAACGGACCAGATCCCCCACACCACGGCTTGCCACTTTCATCACCTTTGGCGCGTACTCCACCAAAGTGCCGATCCCTTCCTTGATCGCATCTGGGAACAGGTCGTCCTGTTTAGGCTCAACCGGGCCCCCGTTTTGATACGCCCGAACGGCAGATTCGCCTTCGCCAATCATGCGGGGACCCGTGATGTTAATCGAACGGGAGAATGCTTTTTCAAAAGTAAACGCAGGAGCCGCTTTCAATAAGGTGTTGAACTCTTCTTCGGACATTTCCGCCGCGTTTTCCGGAGTAATAATCATATTGTCGAATTCAGGCTGTGGTTCTTCCCCGGTTAACGATCCGAGGACCGAGGAGATCACGCCGGGAGCCTTCTTGTAAGCGTCAAAAGATTCTTGGAGTTCTGCTTTGTCGGCATCAGACAGGTTTTCAAACTGATCGGGGGTCATGGACATCGCGCCTTTCAGCGCCAAAACCCGTGCATTTCCTAAACCAAACGGCCTTGTAATGTCATACCCAACCTGCTCCAAGAGTTTTTGAGCTTCTTCGGCGTTGCCGTAGCGTTTCATCCGGAAGTAGTCCAAAGCGCGCAGTGCCTCTTCTTCCTCTTTTCTGGGTAGATCTACAATCGGGTGCATCCCTTCATGAACAGGTACCTGAGAAAATGCCGCTTGATTGCCTGCAACATACACCTGCCGAGGGACCCCAGCTTCATCAGCGACTTCTGGTCTAAGGCTGGTACCCAGAACCCCACGACTTCCACGCGCGCCTAGATAATCAGAGTCTTCAAAACCAAAAGGTACATTCCCTGTGTACACCGCCTGATCTGTCGCACGGCGTTCCAACAGGTTTTGAGGCTCCTGCTCAAACTGCAAATAATTGTAGTAATCGATCATGTCCTGCGTGTTTTTGTCCAAAACACGCTGTGCCGTACCGCTGATTAAAGAATTCTCAGAATTGATGTCGTTAAAATAGTCGGAATATCGCTCTTGGCGCATATCAAAAGCGGGAGCAAGGTTTTCGACCTTTCCTTGGTTAAGCTGACCCCGCATCTGCTGTCTCAGATATTGCTGGGCATTGTCTTCCGCCATGTCGCGATTATCGGCCATAAGCTATTGTTTCCAGATGTCAATAGTATGCCGCAACTTTAACAGATTGATCGGTATCTTCCCAATCATCTGTGGGCAACTGGATGAAATTCCCCTGCCGGTAGCGCATCAAGGCTTGGGTCATGGAATCGACCAAATCGTCATGCTCGCCATTAGGGAAGGCCGCGACTTCCTCAACAAGCTCCTCCGCCCAGACTTCGTCGGGGGCCCAAACCATGCCGGCTTCAAACAAGGGTGAAACAGCATGTACGCGTGAGACCTTATCGTTGCCCTTAGAAGGGGTGAAGTTAACGACGGGGATCCCTGTTTGACGCATTTCGTGAGTCAACGGCATACCCGAAGCCTTGGCTTCCACGATGACGGTGTCGGGGTCCCAAAAGTTATATTGCTCAAACGCTACGGCTTTGAGTTCTGGGAAGTCCCATCGTCCTTTTTTGGAGTCGAGCAAGATGACGTTGGGTTCTGATCCTTCGTTGGGGTAAAAGACGCCCCACGTCGTGATCGCCGAGAAATCCGCCGTCTCGCGCTTTGAGAATGCCGTGTCATAACTTTGAATCACAAACTGCAATTGTGGAACTGTATCCTTCTCCCACACATTCCACCACTCACGCTTGATGATTGCGTTCTCTTCGCCAGTCGGATTCTGCTGATACTGAGCATTCCACTTGCTAGGAGGTATAGATGCCCGGACCCTAGATAAATCATCTAAAGACCAGTATTCAGGCCAACAGGGTTCCTCATTCTCCTCGCCAGAATTAAAAATTGCAGGTAATTCAACAACTTCCCACTGGTCAGCAAGGGGATCCTTGGCCATCGCCTTCAATAACTGACCCGTCATATCCTTCTCAGACCAACGAGTCTGGACCAAAACAATACTGCCTCCCGGTTGCAAACGCTGACGCGGACCACCGGTATACCAGTCCCAAGCATCATCAAACCCAGAATTGGACATCGCCGTCTGCTCCGAATGCGGGTCATCAATAATAATCAAATCACCACCACGTCCCGCTAAGTTGGAACCAACACCCACGGCGTAGTACATCCCACCCTTATTCGTGTCCCAACGTCCTGACGCTTTGGAGTCAGCCGCTAACTGCACTTCAGGGAAAATCTCTTGATAATCATCGGACTCGATCAGGTTTTTAGTCTTACGGCCAAAATTGACGGCTAATTCTGTCGTGTGTGTCGCTTGAATGATCTTCTTTTTCGGATCGCGGCCCATGAACCACGCAGGGAACAGATAAGACGCAAACTCAGACTTCGTGTGCCGCGGTGCCATGTTGATGATCAGACGCTTGCAATCGCCGTTCGCAACACGCTCCAACTTTTCAGCAATGATTTTATGGTGCCGCCCTGCAATGAAATCGGGCCAAACGGTTTTAACGAACGATAAAAAATTATTTTGACAAGTTTCTAACTTCTCCAGTTGAGCAAGGCGCAAACGAAGCTTTAGCTCTTTGTCGGATAGCAGTTCTAAGTGCTCTGATTCCATGCCGGGGGACCCTAAATGTATGCGAATGTATGGGTAAATATAAGGTAGTAAGCGAT